TTTATTTCCTTTCCTTTACTTTCCTTTATAGCATTGCCTTCGCATTGCGATTGCATTGCGTTCGCATTATACCATCTCTTATGTGCTGATTCTCTTGCTTTTATACTTTTAGAATCTCTTTTATCTAATCGCTTTTGTACTGATAGGCTTCCAAACGTATCCCCATCAAATACAAATAAATCAAAATCATTTATCACACTTTTAACAACTGCAACATCTATTCTATAATCATAAGCAATTCCATCGTAATCCGTTCGCAATGCGTTCGCATTATTATATAAATCTTCAATAATAGCCCAAAACAATCCATATCCAACCAACCCATTTGTTCTTAGTAGGAATTTAATCTTTTCGTCATTGCGGCTATTGTAATCGTGGGAGAAGTAAAAAGTATCTTTAGACATAATAAAAAAGCCCTCAGATTTGCAGGTAATAGCAGTACCTACGCCTCTTCGGGCAATGTTTTTAATTAAAGGATTCTGCTATAATCCTAATTGTTTACAAATATACCGTAATTTTTTAATTCACTTTGTATTTGTTCAATCTTTATTTTATACCAATCTTCAGTAAGAATAAGGTCCGTAGCTGTCTTAATATTATAAAGAACAGTACTATGGTCATTAACACCTATTAACTCAGCTATCTCGTTTAAACTTAACTTAGTATGGGTTTTAAGGATATATGCTGCAGCCTTTCTTCCAAATATAGTACCCTGTTTTCTATTCTTAACCTTAATATTTGTGTCAAAAATATCTTCAATTAATTCAACAATTTTCTTAGGTGATATTTGTTTTTTTGAATCATCTAAAATTATCATTTTATTATTAGTTAAAATATTTTTTAACTGATTAAGGTTTTTAGCCTGTGCTTTATAATAGGCTATAATTTCTGTTTCCATAATTTAAAATAAGTCATCATCTTTTACAATTTGAATAATAGGTTTGTAAGTATCTTCTACAATATTATAATCAGGATGCTTTTCTTCTTTCTTATATTTGTTTTCCCACATAGAAAACTTTGCACCATTTATTGTAAAACTTATTACAACTCCCTTTGTTGTTTGTTTTTTCCAAGCACCAATAGGTCTTTTTACTTCTTCATTATCCATTTTTCTTAGATTTTATAAGTTTATAATTAGCCACATTCTTAGGCTTTTTCTTTGTTCCCACGTTTATAGTATCAGTAATAATATTATGCCCTTCTTTACGAAGGTTAAATATCAATGCTGCTAATCTAAAACTACCATACTTTCTTAACGCATCTAATGGTGTGATGCTACTTTTTTGTAAGTGGTTAAGCACTTGTGATTGTTGATTCATCTTCTTTATTTAAAATTGGTTTACCCATAATAAGTTCCCATTTGTTTAGGAATGTCTTAAATTCTTCAAAAGCTTCTGCTGAATACCAAGTATAGTGATATAATTCAGCTAATAATAATTGGCGTTCAAAAGGTATTAAGTCTTGCATTATTTATTAATTTGGTTAGCTAATATAATCTTATATGCTTTGTCATATTGCTCATTCGTAGTATATGCACTAATCTTTATAGCCTGTTTGCTTTTTAATGCCTCATCCCATATTGTGTTCTCAAGCATAACAATTAATTTCATCCTTTTTTCTTCCCCTACTTCATCTTTATGGTCATTGTTAGCATCAGCATCTTTTGTATCATCAATAGCAAATAATCCATTAAGTGCATACTTTCTTGCGTAACTTGATGCAGCACCCGTTATCTGCGCTGAATCCATACCTTTCTTTACTTCCTCTTCCCTAGCCCAACCATTGACAGATATATTCTCATCTGTTCCGTCTAATAGCCTTGCAGTAGCTTTTATGTAGATTCTATCACCTACCAATACTACTTCATCACTTATTACTAATGCAGTATCATATTTGAATAATATAGGTTTAACTGCCTCAATAATATCTTCTGCACTTCGGTACTTATATTTCCCAAAGTTGTTTGTCTGCCCTTTCGGTGCTTTTAATTCTGCTTGAATTTTTACTAAGTTCATATGTTTTGTTTTGGTTTAAAAATTAATCTCCATATTCCTCAAACTTTTCTGTAAGGTCATCCCATCTTATATAAGGTTTTAATTCCCTTGCTTGTATTTTAGCATTAGGATATTTAACCCTATAATATTTAGCAAAATCTTCTTTTGCTTTTTGGTACATTTGCCAATACTCTGCCTTAAAAAATTTATGGCAGTTGTTATATTTTGCTCGGTGATAATCTAAAATATCACCTAAACGCATTAGTTCGTAATCCATTACTCAATAATTTTGGTTTCTAAAATAGTTTTAACAGGGGTTAAACTTCCGCCATTAGCTACAATAACAAATTTTTCATAAGCAATTTCTTTGTCATAATGACCCGAATCACTTAAATAAGAATCATCAATGTTAGTAAAATACCAAGTTTTATTATTATCATAATAAGCCACTTGTTCTACAAATTCAATTTTTTTCATAATTTTTAGGTTTTATTTATACAAATATACACCTTTTATACATATTATATACATATAAGGGCATCTTTTTTTAGCATAATATCATAATTATTATGAATGGTTAATAATAGGGATAAACGGAAAATATAAGGGATAAGTGGTAAATGTCCTATTTCTTGTCCGGACAAAATATCGGACAAAATAAGTTATTCCTCTATTTCAGGGAATATTTCCTCATGAAGTTCATTAATAACCTCAGCAATAATATCAAGCGATTGCCTGCGTATTTTTTTAATCTTATTAGCCTCTATCTTTGAAATCAAAGTAAGGTCTATTTCATCAACTGCATTAATAGCATAATAGGCACAGGAAATTAAATCACTTCTCGTAGTGGTTTCAGCTTCTTCCCATTCTAATTCTTCAATAGGTTCTGCATCAGGTTTAACTTCTTCTTCCATTAGTTACAATTTTAAAAGTGCTTCATCAGGTCTTTCTATTTCAGATACTTGCAATCTTTGACCGCCTCTTATAGATGCTAACATCCTTGAAATTTGGCTTTGTACATCATAATAATATTGTAATTTATTAACTAACCAAATCTCCTGCTCTTGCGCAGACCACTTATTGAATCCTTTAGGCATTTTCATATTATTTATCTGTTTTTGAATGATAGTGATTGCAGGTCTTACATTTATATTGAATCCTTGTTAAGCCTGTCGCAGTTACTACTTGGTTGTTTCTTATTAAATCATCAGAGCCACATTCAGGACAACTACCCCTGTCTTGACCAAATACTACACCGTAATGAGTTTTTGCTGTCATATGACCCCTCAATGCCTTGAATACCTGTTCAAGTAATGTTACATCTTTCTTACAATACTTAATCATTTTCTCCATAGCAATCTTATCCTTATTCAATAAAATATCTTTCCAAAGATTAAACTCTGTTTTAATCTTATTGCCTAAGCCTAAATACTCCGCTATATAATTTAATCTATTAGATTGAAATCTAAATTTAGACCTTGCTATTTTTAATGTATCAATGGTAACATAAGTTGGGAACATTTCTATATGGTGAAACAAACATCTTGTTCTAATCCACGCTAAATCAAACTTATCTCCATTATGCCCTACCATTTCATTTGAAGTATTTGCAACTTCAATAAACTTTTTGAGCATTGTTTTATCGCATTGCTTACTATCCCATTGTAAAGAGTACACCTCTTTCTCATCTTCCCATTTATAACAGATACATATAATTGCTCTTTCCCTTATTATGTTATCCGTTGTTATATTTTTTTTATAACCTGCTTCCCAAAACAATCCTATATTAGGACTTGTTTCAATGTCAAAGAATAATCTTCTCCTTTTGGTTTGTAGCATTTAGTAGGGTTTATAGTGTGTTCCATCTTTTTTTATTGCTTTTAAAACTTGTTTTCTTTGTTTGCCTGTACTTTCATAAGATACATGAACCCAATCAGGGTTTTCTTCATTACCAAACTCCCAAATAAGTTGGTCAAATTGTAAATTATCTTTGATATAATTGAATATCATTTTGTTAGTGACCCCATTTGGTGAGCCATCCATATCTAAATCAACGGCTTCGCCTGTGCAATGCTGACTTGATGCAGCACCGCCAATACATTTGTTAAGTTCAAGTGAACGATAACCACTTGAAATATGTATAGGACATCTAAAATAATTTCGTATTGGTTCAAATACTTTTTCAGCTAATAATTTAAAGTTTGCAATATATGCTTCTGTTGGCATATTAGAAATGCCGTTGCGCTTTGCTGATTCGCTTCTAATTACCTCACTTAAATCTAAATGTTCGCTAAGTTTCATACTAATCTTTTTTAAATATTTTTTCAGCAGTTGTTAATCCTAAAGCCGCAGCCGCTAATGTAGCAACTGAATATACTAATGCCTCGCTTGGTTGATGAATTAACTTAATGCACAATGATAAAGTACACAGTAAACCGCATAATCTTTTCATTGATAAGTTGCCACCATCTTCGCAAAAAAATTGCCTCATAATCTAAAATTTTAAATAATACCCTGCTTGATATTGATTAGTTGTAGCTGAAATTGTAAATAAGCCCTTTTTAGGAACTTTAATTGCCAATCCAATACCTACACCCACTTTCTCATCAAAGCGCCTTAAATCGCCTAAAACACCCAAATAAACCTCTAATTTAGAAGGTAGTGTCTTAATGGTTTCTATTCTTATTGTTTTTTCAGTCAAACTTGCATTATATGACCTGCCAATTATTCTATTTTGGCTAATAGTATCTTGAATAGATACGTAATTATTCGTATCTATCCGTAAAGTATCCGTATAAATCTTTGCTTGGTTGTAATCTTTTACGATAAAAGCAGTATCATGTACAGGCATTTGTATAGAATCAATGATATAGAATGGTATATCTTTCCCTTTCTTGTACGTATTGACGTACAATGTTTTGTACGTAGTATCATGTTTAACAGTTTCTAAAAGTTCGCTTTTAGTAAACTTATCTCTATTAAATAATACTACAACAATTAAAATCAATAATATAGTTAATATTAAATCCTTAATCATTCTTTACTTTTTTTGTGGCATTGTAATAATAACGAATCGCCATTAAACCTGAAATAATAGCAATCAAACCTGCAAATAAAGTAACTACGGGTTGAATTGTTGAAATACTTACAATAGCGCTTAAAACGCTTATTCCTGTGCCTATGTCGGCTTGATTGCTATGCGGTATCATTATTTTTTTTCTTCTTCTTTTGGTGCTTGTTCTTCTTGAATTTTCTTAAACCATTGAAGTAATGGCACGCCATACTTTGTTGGTAATTCTTGACAAAAAGCGTTTAATTCATTTAATTGTTCTTCGTTTAACGTAATCATAGTGTTTATTTTAAAATTAATAATATTATCAAAATTAATACTTTTATTAATGCCGAAGTATATTCAGGTTTAATTTTTATAAATTCAGCTACCTTTCTAATAAATTTATCTGTGTCTGCGGTTACCCCTACATAAAAGGCAGGTCTTTTTAAAACGATAACATTGCAAAGAATGTCAAAGCCTAACCAAAAATAAGTTGCAAAAGCTAACATTGTCTTAAATCCAAAAGCTAAAAATAATACTGCGTAAACTGAAATATGGTTTATTCCCTTCCAAAAATGCCACTTCTTATTTTGTTCGTATGCTTCCTGTGGTTTTATTTCATAAAGGTCGCGTTCTTTAAATTGGTGCTTTTGGTATAAAACCCAACTAATTAAGTGAACTAAAAATACTATGCTTAAAAATATTGTCATTTTATTTTACTTTTAATAAATCAATTTCTGATTTTAATTCTTGTATTGCTTTTACTAAAATTGCAGTTATGTTTCCATAATTTAAACCTTCAGGTTCATTGTTTTCATCATTATATTGTACAAATTCATTCAAACCTAATTCGTGTATTTCTTCTGCAATAAATCCTGCAAATTGTTTATCTCCGTCAAAGTCAGATTTACTTTTATAATAAATTGGATTCATTAATAAAATAGTATCCAATCCTTTATCATAAGGTTTAATATCTTTTTTATATTTAATAGATGATGTAGCACGAAATATATTACCTGCGCTATCTATACCTACGTTTGCTGATACTCCTGAAGTATTGTTATATGTTGTTGCAGATATTAACCAACCATCACATCTAACTCTAAATGGATAACTATTACCATCATTTGTTCTAACTGATAAACCAAAAGATGAACTACTTGAAGCATAAGCATCTAAAAATAAACAACTTGCACCTGATGTAGTTGATTGATTTGCTAATGTATGAGCATACCCACTTGCTAAAGTTACTGCAGCCGTAAATGTTCCACCAACATATAATTTTGCACCTCCATCACTTGCAAGTCCAATAGAAGTATTTCCATTGCTATTAATACGCATTCTTTCGCTAAATGTAGCTGCTGCACCTGCCGTTCCTGTTCCAAAAGTTGCAAATGCAATTGCTCCATCATCTTGACGTAAAAGGATTGCATTACCATATCCAGTTAACTTATATTTCCAACCCCCATTATAATATATGTTATTTGTAAGTATAGAATAAGCAGTATTGTAAGTAGCTAATGCTGCCAAATCACCAACATCAACAGGTATAAAATCAGCTCTTCCCCAATTATATGGAATTACACCTATTCCAATATTCCCTGCCGAGTTTATTCTCATACGTTCATCAGTAGTTGCTAAAGCACTTCCATCTACTGCAGTTCTTGTATAAAAAGCTAAAGAAGAAGCAAGTCCATTAGCTAATTCTGCTACTGCACCAATCGCTGCTCTTGCCCTATCAATATTACCATTTTGTGAGAAGTTAATATTTAATCTATCATTAATTGCAGTTGCAGTTGTTACATTAAATATAGAACCATAGGTAACAGAATTTCCTTGATTTGTAGAAGTTATTTGCAATTTACTATCAGCAGTAGCACTACCAATTCCAATATTTCCTGTTGATGTTATTATTAATCTTTGTGCCCCACCTGTGCCAATAAAAAAGTCTGTTGAATTGTCAGCAGTAGCAATATACCCACTATACGCAGTAGTCCCTGATATTGCTGATGTTCCTGTACTTGAAGCAATACCAATATAAATATCACCACTTGTATTTGTTATTTTTATTCTACTTTGCGCAGTTCCCGTAGTTGGTGCAATATTTAAAACATTAACAGCACTTGTTGTAAACGTAGCACTTGTTCCAAATAAATCACCACCAATACCAACGCCACCTGTAACTACTAAACCTCCTGTTGTAGTAGAAGTAGAAGCGGTTGCATTTGTAATATTAGTAATTGCGCTAAATGTTTTTGCACCCGCAGCAGTTTGAATACTTGTTAAATCAACAAAGTTTTGAGTAGCTGAACCTGTGCCACCATTAGCCACAGGCAAAATACCTGAAACGTGAGTTGTCAATGCTATTTTACCCCAACTTGGTGCAACACCTACGCCACCACTAATTAAAGCGTTTCCTGTTGCAACGTCTGCTAATTTAGAAAGCGCAGTTGTAGTTGATGCGTAAAGTATATCACCTATTGCATAAGAACTTTGACCTGTGCCACCTGAAGTTGCAGCCAAAGCATTTGTAAGTGTTAAACTTTTTATAGTTGTTACGCCTGTTGAACGAACTATTGTAAAAGGGGTTTCTAATAAAGAACCTGCATCTGTGAAAGTTCTTAAAAAGAAATCCGCACCTACATTTGAACCGGATTCTGTGCCACTTACTTCTAAATTTATTCTTGCACTATTATCCGAACGATATGAAACACTTTTTGCAATAGAAACGTTTGCGTCTAAATTAGCAATCAAAGCTGAAGCACCGCCGTCAATATGAAACTTTGTTGTAGGGTTTGAAATCCCAATACCAAATTCTCCTGTTTGCAAAACCGAAACTAATTCAGCGCTATTTGCTTCACTATAAATTCTAAATCTATGGTCTGCCTGTACATTTCCAATAGTCCATTTGTTTACACCTGCATTTTGAAAAGATATAAAAGCATTGTTTGTTGTAGTCCCGTTTATTTGTACAATTGTACCTGTACCGTGTACGTCTAATTTTGCGCCAGGAGCATTAGTTCCTATTCCTAAACGCTTTGTTGTATTATTCCAAAAAAAGTTTGTATTATCTTCTAATAAAGCTCCTGCTGCACCTATAAAACCAACTGAACCTGTTGTTAATGCAGTTGTAATTGTTAAAGTCGCAACTGAACCAACCAAAGCAATAGTTCCATCAAATCCATTCGCATCATTAAATACAAGTGACGCAATTACGTTAGGTGATAAAACTACATAAGCAGTAGAATCCCATCTATAAATAACGTTTGTATCTTTAGCTACATAAATAGTATCTGCAACTCCTACTAAAGGAAATGCAGCAAAGTTTGCATATTCTTCAACAGTACCTGTAAATAATGATGCCATTTGGCTTAGAGTAATTTTCTTACTCACCCCTGTTGTAGGGTCACCAATAATTGTTATATCACTTAAATCAGGCGCTAACTCAGTAGCTAATTGATTAATTTTTTTACTTTCCATTAAAATGTATAATTTGAAGGCACTTGACACCTATCGTTAATAAATGGTAAACTTAGACTAATATCTAATTTTACACCTGCTAATAAATCAGGGTCTGATTCAGTATAATATGTAACATTAATGTTATTACCCAAAGTCCAAGTTACAATAGAATAATCTTGTGGGTATCTTAATTGTGCAACAATATCTTGCCCTACTAATGTCATATCACTTAAAACTTCTGTTTCATTAGTTTCTTCAGATAACATTCTATCCATAAAATATAGACTAAAATTATAACTGATTTCTTTTCCACCAATGCTTGAACCATTTAAAGTAAAAAACATAGCAGGGTAAGTTACCTCACCATTGCTCAACCTTTCCCAAACATCACCAAAATAAACAAAGTTAATTTGTTCGTGGTCGTTTCCTATCGTTGTCAGTTGTTTGACTATTTGGTTTAGTGTCATTTTTTTTAACTTTATCTAAATAAACTTTTAGTTTAGTTTGATTTTTAATTGTTATTTGTTTGCTCATATTAGCACCCTATATTTCCTTGATACCTTTCTTCAAATGATTTTTTTTCATCACCACAGCAATCATTATCGCCTAACCACATTGAAACGCTATACGCATCATTGTCAGGTTTTATAGAATCAATGCCACTACCAAAATTTAAATAATCATAATACAAAGTATTATTTTGTTTTAAATATTTAATCATTCTTTGTTTATAAAATTCTGCCCTTGCTCTGTATCTATTAGCAACATCAATCATATCCTGCATTGAAGGGTTATCAGTATTATCACCTGACTTTCTTAGCAATCCTTTATTATAAAATTGATAAGATAATCCCATTGGTAATTCACTCATAACATAATACACTAATGAATCAACAATATAAGTATCTAATAAAATAACTTCATTAGCTGTTAATGTGCTTAATTCAATATGACTTTGTAATGTATCATAAAGCGCTGAACCTAAAGCAGGTAGAATATACATATCCTGCGCAGTCTTAATTTCAGGCAATACTAATTTCTCATCTACGTTTGCGTGTAGCCCTGTTCTATCCTTAATGGTTTGAACTGATATAAATAATGTGTTTTTGCTCATTTTATCTTCTTGTTACTATGTTTGAAACCCAACGATGTCTACAACTTTCTGAATGTGTGCCATCTGCTTCAGTCCACCAACCACCTCTCCTATCCCAAACTGAATATCCTAAACGTGCTGAGATGCTTTCAATATCACTACGAGAATACATTTTATCAGCCGTTAATAAATACTCACAAAATGGTCTACTTTTTAAAATTAATGGGGTTGTAGTTTTACTTGCATCAGGTATATTAAATTCCTCTTTCCACTCATAAGAATATCTTATTAATAATTCTTTTGTAACAGGTGTTACTTTTTGAACTATTGACCCAATAGATTCAGTTAAAGTTCTTTCAATCACTACATTTGAATCAATACCTTCTCCTATTGTTGATTCACTTATTTTTAAATATCCTTTTTCTGCTAAATCATTAATTATACCTGAAACACTATCAATACTTGTTTTTAAAACTTCTGCAATAACTTCAGGAGTAACTCTTTTATCCTTTGCAATCAAATCTAAAACATTTGCCTGCATTTGTGTAACATCAGCAAATAATTGAAAATCTATGTCATCATTAAAGCGTGTCTTTTGTTTCCATACTTTAAAATTAGATTTCATTTGACCAAACTCAAAAAATACGCTAAAATCATCTTTAAAATTTGCTACTTGTTGCACAGGAACAGGCTGATATTTACTTATATCAATACCTGCTTTTTCAAGCAACCATTCTTTAGGTGCAATTTCTTTTAAAATATTTTCAGTAAATTCAAAGCCAATAGGCTCTGTTGCTATAATTTTTAAATCAGGCTCTTGTATTCCTCTTAACTTAGCTAACATATTAAACACACCTTCAAGGTGCATTTGCTTACTATTTACATAAGTATTTTTGAATATTTCATATCCATCTCTCATCTCAGTTCTACTTCCCAACTTACCCGCTTCTGCAATACCGAATATTGAAGGCGTTGTAATTTGATGACCGCTAAATATGTTAGTTTGGATTAATGTATCAACCTTAGCAAAATCTTCTTTAGTAATATCACTTGCTCCTAAATCATCAATTATTGGCTTGCGCTGTGAATCATTTACAAATGCTAAGATAAATTTCTTACCATCTGAACCGCTGAAACGCTTTGTAAATCTATTTTCTATATTACGTTTTTCATCATCACTTGGCTCACCATTAGGAAGGGTAATTAATTTGCTCGCGCTGAATCCTGTTTGAGCATTACCTAAAACGTGCTTAGAAATTTCAATGTCTGATTCTATATAATTTAAAGCACCAAAATAAGTAGGTAAAGAATAAATACCCATATTAGGTCTATATTCTTTTATATACATAATCTGTTTGCCATTAGGATTATTAGGATTAAATGCAGGATAAACAATAGTTTTTTCTTTATTGTCTTTCCAATCATCTTTATACCAAAATTGAGTATTGTCTTTATTAGTACGAATCTTAGTGTAATCGCAATGCCATACCTCTGCTAATTGCCCTGTAACTGACCAAATAATTTCTAAATAATACCCTCCAAATAGTTCAGTATCTAAAGAAACCTTACGAGTGATTTCATCAAGGCTCTCCATTCTATTAACCTTAACAACAAAAGATTCACTTTGTTCAGCACCTTTCCAACCATTGCCTGTAATATAGTGAACCTTGCTTTTGATAATAGCATTATGTTTAGCTGACTTATTAAATAAATCAACTAAATAATTTGGGTAGTCATTTCTATCTCCATATTGCATATAACCTTCGCCCTTCTTTTCTTTGAATTCAGGCTGTCTTGCTTCTGCGAAACTTAAAACTCTTAAATCTATCATTGTCTTATTGTATAAGTGTCTGTTGTTGTGTATTCAGTATATGACATTGCAGTACCTATTAGTTCCATAATGCCACTTTCAAGCTCATTTAAGCCCGTTGGATTTGTATTTGAAGTACTTGCTTGCTCAAATACTTGGTAGTCATATTGCCCGTTTAAAGCAGTATTGAAATGGGTATTAGTAGTTATACTAAATTCATTAAATCTATCCTTATATGCACTTACATCAGTTGCATAAAGTTTGATAAATTTTATTTCAGTATTGGCGCTTCTATTTGTGAATACAAATAAATAATTGGGGTTTGTTAATAACTCCTTTTCAGTTAATGTTAATATCACATTTTGTGTTTGTCCTTTTGTTAACCTCATCATATATCTAAATAGCATAAATTTGAATTTTTTGCAGTTATTGGATAAATAACCTAATAAGTAAAGCTCTACCTTTACCGCGTTATAACTTCAGTCAAGTTATAACATTACTTTATCCCTTTAAAGTAACATAACAATAGCTATATGTTACTTTAATAACAGATTATCGTATGAATAAGTGTATGAATCCTACAATTATATGCATGAAATATTAGTAAAATTCATGCAACTTATTATAATTTAGGTACAACAAGAGTTTATAATTTGGGTATCACAATTTGTGATGTTCACGTATCCGTGAAAGGTTTAAAAATGTGAACACTATCAAAACTTGCAGAGTTTACATTTTTTGCTAATTGAGTAGTATGACTACTAACAATTAACAAATTTTGTTACAAGTCTATATAAATCAGTAACATATATACCCTAATTATGTTACAACATTTTACATATTGCAGCCTAACTATGTTACCAATTCGGTTACAAGTTCTCTAATAGAAAACTTTATCAATCATTTGTACGGCGTTTAAACGTACAATTTGAGCCGTAATTGATTGACAATCGGCTCATATATGATTCATAAATGGTCATTAATGACGCATTTTACCATCATTAGTGTCATAAAAGGGACTTTATGGTGTATGTTTAAACATAAAAAAACCCCCAAACCAATTAAGGAATGGGGGTAAACCTATAAACCTATGAAAAACCTATACTCCTGCTGTTGTCAATACAGAATAAACTGCTTGTGCAACACT